TTGGCTTTAAACTTTTCGTGGTTTGCGGCGTTTCTTTCCTGGTCCTCTTTATATCGATTAAAAAAGTCCGATGCTTTCTGTTGATCCGGAGATAAGCTAGGCGAGTTCAACTTGATCTCGTCGTAATACTTATCTTTAGTGTCATTTAAAAACTTACGGGCTTTTGCAACCTCTTCTTTATATGCGAGTTTTTTTCTTCGGATATCTCGCTCCTCATCTATATCCTCGTCAAATGCAAAACTGTCATCAATCATAAAATCAATTTCTTCCGCACTCAAATGAGGTTTAGTACTTTTATAATATTCCTTAACTAATACGTCGCGGTCTACATCGTCGTAATTAGTATTCAGCCGAATGTAATCCTGCATTGTACCCCCGGTTTCTTTCATAAAGTCTACCAATTTAGTAACACTTTCTGGTAATTCAGGCTGCGCTACAACTGGTTCAGGCTTTACTTTTTTCTGCTCTTCTTTTTTACTTTCTTCGGTAATTTCTTTGATGACTGGTTCGGATACTTCTTGGACCACCTCTTCGCTATTTCCGGATGGTTCATGTACATCCACTTCATCTGCGCTTGGCTCTTGAACGGCATCTTGTGGTTCTTTAGGTATTATTACTTTAGTTACATTATTAGGCGTATTAACTAAGGGTTCCTTGTTTTTAGCACCTAATTCTTGATCTGTTAATTTCTTTTTAGACTTTATTTTAAAAGTCCCTTCTGTTTTTTCACTCATGATATGATATTATATAATTGTTAAATACTTATTTATTGAGGATTGAACTGAGATAAATCAAATCCTCCTAAGTTGCCATTACCCGCTGATTCAAAATCTCTAGGTACTCCTTGTGTTTGGCGCTGCTCTATTAATTGGCTTTGTTGCGTCCCCTCTTTTTCTATTCTTTTGTCTTTACGATCTTCTATTTCTGTTTCTTTTTGTTTAGTTGCTTGAGCTTTCATTTGAGCTAGTTGCAGGTTATATTGGAACTCCGCAGCCATTAGCTCTTTTTTAATCTGCGCCTCAGTCTGCATTCTCTGCATTTCAAAGTTTGACTTAGCTTGCTCTATTGCTACTTTTTCTGCGGTTAGTGCTTGTTGTTTTTGCACTTCAGCCATTGCGGCTTTTTCAGCTGATTGAGCATTCGCTTGTGCTTGTGCTTGAATATTTTGCTGTACCAAAGCTTGCTCTCTTTCTTGCTTCTTTTTACGCTTAAGCTTTAGCATTTCGTTTGCTAACTTAATATTCTTGATTTGTTTTATATCTATTGAATCCTCAATATCAATTTCTTTTGTTTGCAATGCTATTTGAATATTTTTTTGAAGCTCTGCTTTCTCTTCGTCATCTGGTTCTATTTCTAAAAATATACCGAAGTCGTGCAAATTAAGATTTTCAATTTCCTTTAAAGTCTCAACATTAAATGTAGATACGCTATTCATTAAGGAATTTTTTGTAAGGGGGAAATTTAAAACATCCGCTATTTTCAAAGATATGTTTTCACACGTACTTAATGTTAATTGTATACTAGCATCTTGTATATGTTTAGTAGCCGTATTAGAAGCGTTTGCAGCCATTTTTTGTAAACCTACTAAAGCGTCAGGATTAGGCATAGCCCCGTCTCTAGCCTCGTTTAACCCGGTCACATCTCTAATCATTTGCATATTATAATTATAAGCCGTAATTAAAGATTGCATTTTTCCAATGCCCGAAGAACTAGATAACTCCTGTATAGGGACTTTACCTCTGTTCATATCACCTTCTTGTGTCATCGACCTACCTACAACGGAGCCTGTTTGAAAGTACATGTTCAACGCCTCCTGCGGGTTGTAACTTGTCCCGTTACCCAAGTCCACTTCTGCCAATCCATCAACATCAAGAAATACCCCATCAGGAACCATTCTTGATAACACTTGCTGCATTTTAAGATGTGTTAGTTGTATTACATCAGCAAATCCTATACATTTACTTATAAGAGATTGTATAACACCTTTGTACATTCTCGGAGCGCACATAGAGTAGCTCATTTCAACTCTAGTGGTATCAGCTAGTGGCCTTGTCATATTTTCAGCCAATTCCCATTTAAGTATAATATCAGTGCCAATTACTTTAGCTCCTTCATATAATACTTCGATTGATCTTGATACTCTATCAAAGTTGTCGTTAGGAGGGGGATTAAAGGCATCTGTTTTTTCAATAGCCTTTTCAAGTCCGTTGTCCGTTTTCTTTATTTTAAACACTTGATCAGTATATGTCTTGTATTCAAAGTATAATATCTGTACAGTATTGTAATCATAATTTTCGAACCCGCGGATCATTCTTCGGTTTCCTGGGTACTTTTGAATTCGCTCTAATTCTTCATTAGATATATTAGGGAATTCTTTTTTAAGCTCCGGTATTGTTATAGATTTAACTTCCCCCACATAGTATATGTCGTCAAAGTTTGGATCTTCCGTATATGACCATACACAATAAGCTGGGTCAACATAATCAACTACAATCCCCTCGGCTGTGTTAAATGATGTTTTAGTAATACCTATACCTATATTAACAAGATCTTGATTAACTCTAGCTCTAGTTAAGTCATATTCATTAGTTGCTAAAACTGTATTGATAGCCTCTTCTTCTGCTATTTCTATAGCTGGCTTATATGAAAGCTGCATATGAAGATCTCTTTCCTCCATAGACTCCGGCAAACTGCCTTCTGGCAATCCTGATTTGCTTAGGTCGTTAGGTATAACCTTGTTCGCTATAGCTCGGGCCTCTTTTGTGCGCATGTCGAAGGCTATATTTTCAGCGTAATCTGTTCTTTTCTTTAGAGATTGAGGGTCTTGTGCGTAAGAATTTATATCATATTGCTTTTGCGTAATTCCGTTAGCAACAATATTTGAAAACTTTGAAAGTATTGGAACCGGTTTCCAGTCTAAATTGAGATAAGACAAATCGCCATTAATAGCCAATTCATCTTTGTACTTTTGCACGCTTTGTTCCCCCCTAGCATAAAGCCTTAGGTTATGAAAGTTATTCCAGTTAGCAGCGTATCTGTTTGACCCGGCACCGCCATAGTTAAACCACTCCTGCTCAATAGCTCTTGACACTTGTAATCCGTATTCTAACGTGGCTTTTTCAGCATCGCTAACTACCTGATCAGGAAATGGGCTATTAGTGTTTGTACTTACATTCATTTATTATATTATTTTTGAAGTAGTTCCCTCGTTATTGTATTTCTTAAATCCTAAAGTATATACTTTTCTTTGTGTTGCTGCTTTAGGGGTGTATCTGTGTTTGTTGCAGGCCATTAATGCTAGGCCTGAGCTTATTGATGCATCGTGCTTTGTTCTGTTGTTTATATCAAACTTTGCCCAATCCTGCAATGTTCTTTGCAAATAAACATCTCCGTACCCATCTGTCTTCTCCCCAACAAATTCCTCTATATATGTTTCAATAGCGGAAGCATGAGCTTGTTTTACATCTTCGCTTGAATTAGGTATTCCCCCCACTTCTCTTTCTGATACCGATAATTTATTATACGTTCGGTCAGGCCTGTTTATACTGAAGCCCCTGTATCCTCTTCTTTTTATATAATAAAGTAATCTTGGTTTATTGTTTTCCGCTAGTATAGGCATGCCGTAAAATACCATAGCCATAAGTACATCTTCAAAAAACATTTCTGCTGTTGAAGGTCTTGCGATATATTCTAAAAAGAAATGATTGGGAGGTGCATCCTCCATCGAAAATTTAGTTAATCCATGTAAAGCTCCATTAGAGCCGCCGCCGCCAACGACGCCACTAATATCGTAACTATCGCAACCAAAGGCACCCATGTGTTCATTTCCTGGATATTTAATACCATTCTTTATTATTATATGGTTTTGTTGCTCTTGATTTGGCACCCAAGTTATATAAAACCTACCATCTTTATTAGGATAAAACATAACCTCAGTATCTTTTATACCGTTTTTCCATTGAAAGTTACCTTGTGTAACCATGGCACTGTTTTTTAACTCTTCATTATAATCTATTTGTTGATAGATTTTTGTTAAGTTAAATATAGATTGTTTTGATTCATCTCTGAATGCGTGTTGCTCTGTTCGGGGAAATTGACGATAATATTCGTTTAATGCGTCGGCGTCATCTTTTAAACCTTCAACTTCATTTTCCCAATGATTTATAACACCTTCTTCTATTATGTTTCCGTGAGGACCCACTGTTTCTTTTTTAGGCGTTTCAAATACAGGCCAACCATATATTTGTTACGTCAGAACTATCGTATAATTTTTTAAAGTTTTTACCTCCTTTATCTAAAGCGTTTGACGTTGATCCCATCATACACTTACCAATAACCCTACTACCTAATCTTAAACAAGTTTTAGTAACTCGCCAGTTATTAAGTATATTTGTTGGTCTTTCCCATTTGCCGCTTTCATCGTGTACTAATAGTTTTAGTTTTTCACCATCGTACGAGTTGTCGCCCGTGTTTTTCCAGTCCACCGTGGTGTCAAGACCGACGATTTCTTCTGGTACTGCGTTGGAGTCAAGTTTTCTCCTTGTAAATTTTGAGGCGGGAACCCTGTATGCGAGTTCTGTTTTTGGACGGTCCATCCCATCCTGGATTGGTTTAAAGAAGAATGGATAGTTAACCGATATTGGTACAACTTTGTCTGTAAACATCTTCTTTGCATCGGGTCCAGATTTGGACAGTATACCAAATCGAGCATCCGAAGATATTGTTGCTTGGTTAACGGTCTCGCCGGAAGCCATGAAAGAAAATCCTGACCGTCTGTTTTTAAGATAGCACATACCGTAGCATCTGCTGTCTGCCTTGCAAGCCTCCCAGAATAAGTAGAATAATCTGTTTGATTCTCGAAAGTCTGGCTGCCCAACATCAATCTTGGACCACTGCAGGTACATGTAATGAGTACCAGTAATGTAAGTAGGCTTGTCCTTGTTATAAAACCAAAAACCTTCTTCGCGCCTGTTAAACTCTTCGTCAATATACTCATGCCATTTTTCTTTGAAGGCATTCGGGTATTTTACCCAATCCGCTTCGCTTTTTATTTTACTTAATTCCTTTGGATACTCAGCTGCTTCCCACCTGTTTATACCCTTAGCAGGCTTATCTTGTAATAGCGGTAATGCAATATGCACTCCGCCTATTAAATATATATCCCCTATTTTACCGGTTTTACTTATAACAACAACATCGTGCTCTTTATCATAACCGTATTCCCATTTTGCGTAACGATTTTTTTTCTTAATCGCTTGAGGCCTGATATAGTCTTTGACTATACTATATAATTCTTGTTCGTAAGCCATTACTTAGATCTCCCTTCTGCAAAACCTTTGAATGCAGGCTTGTCTGAAGTTTTAGTTGCTTCTGCAATCATACTTTCTTCTTCCTGTATTCTATTTAATATTTCAAAAGCGTCTAATATACAAAGCTTTTTAGTAGCGGCAGCATTTTTAAGTCTGTCAGCTGATATATCTTCCTCTGAGTCAACGATCTTTTCCTCTGCTACCTTTACTAATTCTTTAATTGCTTTGCGCCCAGCGGCTATTATACTCCTCTTCGTTTCTATCGAGTTCATACTTTATAACAATATCATTTGATTTCATACAATACATAATCTGATCGTCTATAACAAATTCCCATTCGCTATTAGGCGTAAACCCTATTATGTCTCCTGGATTGATTCCAGCGCTCTTCAAGGAGCTATTACCTATTTTTAGTATACCAATAAGATCAGCCGTTTTTTCATTGCTTAAAACGTCTTTATTTTTGACCGGCGCAACGAAGCATCTGTCACCGAATGATTTCCAAGTTTTATTTCTTTTGTATAAATACACTTGATCAATACCACAAAAAAATAAACCATCTTTTAAAAATGATCTGCTGTTCTTTTTGATTCCTTTCATGTCATAGAAAACTCTAAATACATTGTGATGTATGACAATTAAGTCTCCCTTTTTTATAGGTGTTGCAAATGCGGCTGGTGTTTCAACTACTTCCGCAATATTGTTAACGTGCTTAAAACTTTCTATAGAGCTATTTGTTATCAGGGTGTGCTCTCCAACCTGTATCTCATTATCATATCTTTTGCCAACTGGCTTTACGATAAAGTCATATATACTTCTCATTAATACTCTAAGTCATACTCAACGGATATTGCCATGTTAGAATTAAATTTCTTCCATGGCATTACCTCGTCTTGTTTTTTTATAAATATATTATAAGAATTGTCAGACTCTTTGAATATTATATGAGAAATTTCGTGACCGCCGTAAACTGTCTGTTTAACAGAGTAATGCATTGCTTCGTTTTTATAGTCAGCCCCGATACTAATTTTTCTTATAACACTTTCCATAACTTACGCTTTTATTTCTTCGTAAGTTCCGTCAGTAAGATTAATATTGATAGCACCGTAACTAGCCTCAATATCTTTTTTAACCTGATCCATATCTTTTTCAAGCATATTGACTTGATAGATAGCCTTAGCTTTTTGCACTTCTAATACACCGATATTAGCTAAATACGATTGCAGTTCTGTTTGCAGATCTGTAACTTTTTTTAACTCGTCTTTAGTGATTGCCTTTGGAGTTGCCTCCATTTTTTTTACTTTACTCATTTTGATTTGATTTAATTTAATTATTAATTTATATTATTTTTTCCCTTTACCCGGTTTTTTACCGCCTTCTCCTTCGCCTTCGCCTCCTTCAATAGGCTTAACCGGTTTAACCGGTTTAACAGGGTTCTCTAAAACAGGCTTACCCGGCTTAACAGGAGCTTCTTTAGGAGGTGTCTCTTTAACAGGGGTCTCTTTAACAGGAGCTTTTCTGCTTGTAGCTTTTTTAAATCGTTTTATTTTCATCTCCTGTTTTTCTTTTTCGAACAAAGGCTCGCAAGGTGGTTGGCCTGGTCCTCCGCAAGCGCTTAGATTTTTAATTCTGTCCATTGCGGGCTTACCTTTAATCCCTGGTGTCATTTTAAATGCCATAATTATTTTTTTTTATTAGTTAGTTGCCTGAGTTAGGGTCTTTTTTTAACTGGTTTCTAGTTGTTAATACTTTTATCCTAGCTTTCATATCTGCTTCTGATATACCGCTTGTTCTAGGGTCAGTATCTTTATTTACATTTATAGGGCGCATACTTTGTATTACCGACCCCATTTCTTCATATTGCTTATACATATTACTGCCTTTACGTACGTCTATATTGTAGCCGTCAGAAGTTGGTACACTGACCATTTCCTTTTTAGGTGGGTCTGTTGGGTTATTTCCGCCGTTTGTAAGAGCATCTATTTTTAAGTTTCTTAAGTTGCCTCTACCGGCATTTTGCTTATAAGCCATAATTTTTTTATTGTAATTTTGTTATTATATATTCATTGTTTAAATCACCGTGATAACTGGAAAGCACAGTGCCGTTTTCCTGTATGCGATATGCTATTGTGACCTCATACCCATTTTGTTTATTATGTAGCTTTGTGACAAATCCTTTTGTCCCTTGGCTAACAATAGTTTCTTTTATAACTCTAAGCTCATCAAAACTGGTGTTAAAAACCTGTAATATTTTATACTCGCTAGCTATTATTGTTTTAACGTAGGAAGATTCTTTGTTTACCCACATGCCATTATAAGCTTCTTGCGCTTTTGCTGTAAATGACGCTAGTGTAATAAATAATGCAATAATTAGATTTTTCATAGTATTAGATTTAATTGTTATTATATTTATTATATAATTACACGAAATCTCGTAAAACTACTTTATTTCTCTTTATTATTCATTATCTTCCTGCCTTTCTCCCAAGATCTACCCACGAAGTATGCTCCGTAAACGGTAACCAACAATGTTTGAAAAATAGGTATGTATGCTTCAGCTATTTTAAATTCTCCTATATTCCCGTCAGCAAATGCTAATACAGAAAATATAAACGTTAGGTATATTAATACCATAGGCCGAATATTTTTTGAAAGAAAGCTATCAGAGCTCATGTCTGATTTCCATCTTGCAGTAACCTCTACTTGAGCATTAGCCTCGGCTTTTTCAAGAATAACTTGCAATTGTTTTTTAATTTCTAGCTTTTCCTCTTTGGTGGTAGTTAAGCTATCAATTACCGTTCCTACTTCTTTTATAAGACCACCGGTTAGCCATGAAATTATCTTACTCATTTTTTCTTTTTCTTAGTCATTTTTTTCTTATAGGCAGCCGCTTCTTTTTTCCCCTTTGCTGTGTATGCGAATTTTTTTCCTTTTACTGTCGGCATAATATTATTTTTTTTTGGTTTTACGTTTTAATGATGAGGTTCTTTTTCCCATCCCTGTTCTTTTCTTTTCTGCTACCGCTTTTCTTTTTTCGGCAGGTGACATTTCTTTCCACGTCTTAGGTGTTTTAGAGCTTACCCTTTTTGATGGTCTACACTTTTTGGTCTTTTTGTTTTTGGTAGATCCACATGGGTTGCCTTTTTCATCTGTCCATTTTTCCTTGAACCATCTTTTTAAAGATGCGCCTTTAGCGGTTTTACGAACAGCCATTACTTTTTGCCTTTATTTTTACGGCACTTGGCTATTGCACCACTCGCGTAAGCCGATGGAAATACTTTGTATGATCCTTTTACCTTATAGTAACAAGCATCTTTTTTTGATTTGGTTCTCTTCATCGTCTACCTGGATTAGTTATTCTAAAAACCGGTTTTGCATCCCAGCCGTTTCTTCCTTTGGATCCTTTTACTCCTACTTGTGGTGTTTTCATGTATTTACTAAAACATCCACAATTTGGTTTGTTTCTTTTCATATTAGCAATTCCATTTTCTTCTTGCAGCCAATCCTCTTTCTGACTTCCAGCCCTTGGATCTTGCGCAAAACGACTTGCGTCTTTTAGCAGCTTTACTGCCTTTCTTAAGTTTTGATGGCGGTGTTGTAACAGCAGTTTTTAACTTGCTACCGGGATTATCTTTGCGATACTTAGCAACACCTTTAGCGGTCATTCCGCCGCCTGCTTTTTTGCCTGTTCCTCCACCCTTTTTTACTTTAGCGTAGTTTCCTTCTGACTTTTTACGCGATGGAGCTTTACCCCTTTTTTTAGGAGCAGCTTTTTTCTTTTTTTCCGCCATAACTATTTTGTTTTATTATTCCATCTTGTTTCTTTTCCGCGTATATCGTAGTGTACAAATGTATCATACAGGCCTAGTCCGCCTTGCATTACATGATTATACTCAGCCAATGTATCTATAACTTTGTACAGTTCATCAGTAGATATACCTTTAACCTGCAAATCTGCTGCCTTACCTAATATATGTTGGCTGTTAGAAACTCCGCCCACTGCTTTGTTGTGGCTTCGGCATCGATATGCATTAGTTATACCTATTGGTAATTCTATAAAATCTCGAAGATACTGTAACTGGTTAGCTAGTTTTTCTATGTTAAAAAAAACTTCGTCAGGCATCTCGCAGCCGCAGTTACAATCAAATTCCGATTTTTTAAAATTAGAGGTAATCCTCATGGTAGCGACCTCTTTTAGCACACTCTGTTATAGGTTTATATTCGTAAGGCGAGGGATATTTCAATACCTGCATTCCGTTTGGCCCTCTTGAGCTTCCTGGCTTATGAGGTCTACCCTCTTGACTTAACGGCCCTTGCCATATAGCTTGTTCCCCTTGGATACCTTGTATAGGTGTTTTACCACCATTACCATTGTTGTGAGTTATTTTATCTGTGTATTCCATAGCTTTTTAATATTTTCTTGTGTTTAGTAAAGGATCCACTGCAAAGTTTGACGTGCCGGGTTGAAATACCCCAGCAGCAGCTTGCTGTTGCGCCAAGGTAGCTGCATTAGTAGGCATTGTTGCTTCTAATGCTCTTTCCATAGGCGTTCCGTTTATTCTTGCGTCAAATCTATTTCTTGCTAGATCCATTGTTTCTTCGAGTCGCCCTGTAGGCATTTGGCTCATCATTCCTAAGTTCATCATAAGTATCTTGTTTTATCTTCGTTAACTTTATTAAATGCAGCAGAATATACTTTATCGCTGTAAGATCTTTTTTTCATTATAGGGTTACGCCTAGTTGAAGTAGGTATATCTTCCTCTCCTAGCATTATGCGATATATTTGCTGTATTAAGCATTGGCATCTAAAACTTATCTTATATATGCTATAGCTTTTATCAGATCCGTTATAACCTCGCCATTTCACTATCCAGCCTTCTTTCAATAACCTATTCCATCTTCTATTGTCCCAAGAATATGTTAAGCTACCATCTTCGAAGTCTCGTTTTCTGAATTGCCCCAAGCAATCAAAATATATTAATAGCTCTAAATCTGCATCTGTTATTCCGTTTGTTTTGCAAGCCCATTTGCGTATAATTCTATAATGCTTCAGTAAACCTAAATCTTTTATATTACCACCAGTTAGCTTTTTCATAAAACGAATACTACATCGCTATTTTTTATAACGTGAAAAGTTTGTTTGTCTAGTTCTATCTTATGCCCGGCATGCCTGTCATAATATATTACGTCGTCTTTCTTAATTCCATCACATTCGCTACCAGTTGACACAACTGTAGCCTGAACATATCTTATGTCTTCTCTATGACTTTCTGCTAAAAGCAATCCGCCTTTAGTTTCAGTTATGCCCTCCCTTAATTTCTGTATTACTATGTTTCTACCTATTGCTTTCATATTAACCTCTTTCGTTAGACATAACACAGTTGGTTGACAATATAGTCGAAGCAACTGAAGCAGCATTTTTCAAAGCTGATTTTGTAACTAATACAGGGTCTATGATACCTGCTTTAAACATATTAACCATTTTGCCAGTTTCTACATTAACACCCCAATTTTTTTTGTCGATGCTTCGTAACTCTAACCCGGCGTTTTTCATTATTGTATTGTAAGGGTAGGATAGCGCTTCTAAAACTAACTTCTCTGCCGAATTTTTTGCTTTAATGCTGTTAGCTGCGTTAATCAACGCAATGCCTCCGCCTGCAACCACACCTTCTTTGATAGCAGCTTTAGTAGCGCATATTGCATCCTCCACCCTATCTTTCTTTTCATTTAATTCTACCTCAGAGTTTCCCCCTACTTTTACTATAGCTAGTTTTGCTGCCAGCATAGCTAATCGCTTTTCAAGCTTAATAATTTTACCCGGGAGCGATTCCGTCAACAGCTCTTCTTTTATGTTGTTAATTAGAGCCTGCACTTCTTCTGACTGCTCCTCGTCTATTTGGAATACTGTGTCTCTGAATGTAGATACCGCTTTAATGCACGTTCCTAAATAGGATAGGTCAATCATATCTAAATCATCACCTAGATTTTCACTAACTACAGTAGCCCCCGTTAATAAAGCTAAATCATCAAATACCTCTTTTCTATTTACACCGTGAGTTGGCGCGGGAATTACATTTACTTTTATAGATCCCTTGTTTTTATTCATAGCTAATGCAGCTATTACCTTAGGATCAACATCACCTACAATAAGTAGAGGTATGTTGTTTTTAATTACGTATTCTAATACTGTCTGTATCTGTCGGATAGTATCGATCATTGAATCAACGAGCAATATTTTAGGGTTAACCAATTCTGCGGTGTTTGCTGCGTGATTGGTTACAAAGTGATTATTAGTGAACCCTTTTTCGTACTGTACTCCTTCTACTACATCTATACTAGTTTCTCCATCATTGGATGTTTCCATCATTACCACACCGGTTAAATCAACCGCTCTGTATGCGTCTGCAATTAGTTCGCCTAACTCTTCGTCATTATTAGTAGATATAGTTGCAACTTCATCAATCATGCTGCCGTTAACCGGCTTTGCATTCTTATCCAAATAAGTTAATACCTTATCCACTATTTTATTAATAGCATCCCGTTTTTGTCTGCTAGTAAATTTATCTTTCGACTCGTCGAATTCTTTTAATATTGCATGTGCTAATACTGTAGACGTCGTAGTTCCGTCACCTGCTTCAGCAACTGTTCTTCTAGCTGCTTGTTTTACCAAAGAAGCTCCCATATTTTCTACGGGGTCGAACAACACCGACAGCTCCGCTACCGTCACTCCATCTTTAGTTATTACAGGTATGCCTTGCGCGTCTTCAAAAATAACACATTCTCCGCCGCCGCCTAGTGTTGAGGCTACGGCTTCTGTTAGGGTTTCAACACCCTTAAATACTTTGTCTCTGCCTTTGTCTCCAAAGCTAAACTTTTTTACTATTTGATTCATTAGATTAAATTTTATTATATAATTACACGTAATTTTAAAAAGCTACGCGTGGGCTTTATTTAATTATTTTACAAATCGTTTATTCTAGCCTCTAATTTTTCTATTTTGGCTACAGCTTCCTTTAATGCAGCTGTAAGCAAAGGCACTATCTTACTTTGATCAATACCTTGGTATACTGGATTGCCGTCTTTATCAACTGCATCTTTCTCTCCATTTATAGCTTCGCGAACAACCTCTCCTGCCTCGTGTGCTAAAAATCCGTCTACAACATAGTCGGCACTCCCCCCTATAAAATTAAATCTACATGGTTTTAGTCGTTTAATTCTTTTTATACCATCAGATATAGGTACGATGTTTTCTTTTAATCTATAATCAGAAGATGTACTGTATTGAACAGTATATTGATTTGACCCTATAAATCCTCTTTCCGAGTAAGCTGG